CACGGCGATTCGCGCGGGCGAGTTTTGGCCGCCGGCGGAGCTCGCGCCGGACCGGGATCCGTTCGCCGCGTTGTTTCATCACGTCCTGCGCGAGACCGGCCATGTTGGTCATCATCTGCTGGCGAATCTGCTGACGTTCGAGGTTGAGCTTCTGCGTGGTGGCGAATTTCTCGAAGGCTTGTTCGCGGACGGTCTGGAATTTCGCGCCAGTCATCGACGCGGACATACCATTCATGATGTTCGCGAGGAGTTCGCGAGCGGGCGAGACGGACTGGCGGAAGACCTGACCGAAGTCTGGCGTGTTCTGATCGGGCAGACCGGCGCGGAAGAAACCTCGAAGGACATCGTTCGACATCGGTTCGAGTTCGTCGGTCGTCGGTTCAGCAAGAGTCGGCGCTGGCTGATTACGTAAGGTAGCAATCTGCGTTTCGACTTGCTTGTTCCGGTCGATCAATTTCTTGATCGGATCGAATTGTTCTTCCTCTGCGGGGAAGAGGTTGCTGAGAAGTGCCATTTAGAAAATGCCTCCGCTGCCGTTGGCCCACCCGGTGAGACCTTTGTTGCGGTTGCCGCCGAAGATCGAACCGAGGCTTCCAGTGAGGAGTCCACCGAGACCTCCGGTGAGACCGCCAAGCGCGCCCTGGAGAAGCGAGCCACCGAGCGAGCCCCAGAAACCGGGCTGCATCTGCGCGCGGATGAGAGCCTGGGAGAGATCGCCGAAGGCGTTCATACCCTGACCGGCGAGGGCCGTGTACAACTGCGCGATGTTGGTGAGGCCATTCGCGCCCTGGAACCAGTTGTTCGTGAAGCTGTTCGAGATATTCGACGACAAGCCGAGCGAGTTCAAGAGAGCGTCGATATTCTGGCCGTTGGCCTGGAGCGCGAGCCGCTGCTGATCGGTGAGCATGGTGTTACCGAGCCCGAGGAGTTGCGCGAGGCCAGAGGTCGAAGAGAAGAGGTTGCCGGATTCCAGACCCGCGAGTCCGGTAAGGTTCTGAGAAGCCTGGAGAGAATTGCCAGTGAGACCGGCGAGCAGACCAGCCGCGCCGAGTTGGGCCGAGTTGCCGAGCCCGGTGATTCCGGTGATACCAGAGATACCGCCAAGGAGACGGTCGGTCGCTCCGGCATTGGCCGCGCCGATCATGCTCGAACCGGCGTTCAGGCGAGCGATGGTGTTCGCGATGGTGTCTTGGAATCCTTCCGCGCCGATACCCATACGAGTTGCCGCGATGCCTTCAGCGGCCTTCATGAGATCGCCGCCGATCCCCATGTTGGTCGAAGCGATTCGCGAGAGATCGCCACCCGCGCCGAGGAACCCGAGCATACGCCGGGTCGCGGCGTCCTCACCGCCGAGCATGAGCGAGGAGCCCGCATTGATATTCGAAGCGGCGGAACGGAAGAGGTCCGCGCCCGCGCCGAAGTACTGACCGAGGAGACCGGTCGCGGCTTTGGTCAAGTCGCCGCCGACTCCCATCGCGCCGAGGAGTTGAGAGAGTTGAAGCTCCTGCTGTTTCGAAGCTGCCGCTCGCACGTCTGCGGCTTCGGACGCAAGAGCGGCGTCGGAGAACTCACCGAGGGCCTGTTCGGCGGAACCTGCGTAGGCCGCGCCGCCGATACGCTGGAACGCGGAACGACGGGCCGCTTCGGAAGCAGAACGCGCCCGAGCGCCTGCGGCGGCACGGGCCATGGAGATAACGGTGTCCATCGGAAGCAACGCGCCGCCGACGCCGTTGGCGTTTACGATCCCCATGACCTTTTCGAAGAGCCGCGAGGCTTCGGGGGTCATACCCTGCGCGGCGATTCCGTTGTTGATGTCCTGAAGGAAGGCAGTCATCGGGCCGGTCATGCCGCCCTGGTTGACGAGCGAGCGTCCCTGAGAGATAGCGTCCTGAATGCCGGGAGTGTAGCCGCCCGTGCCGAGACCGTGGGTGATGTAGTTCTGAAGCTGCTGCATCTCCGGCGTCATGCCGCGAGCGTTGAGAAGGTTCTGACCGGAAGCGCCGAGTTGCTGCGTGCCGGGGGTCTGGCCGTTGGCCGCGAGGATCTGGGAGAAGAAATCCATCGCGCCCTGAGTCTCGGGGCCGTAGCCGCGTTGGTTGACGATGGACCCGCCGACGTTGGCGAGATTCTGGAGACCGGCGTTAAAACCGCCGTTTTGGATAGCCTGGAGGGCCGCTTCGATACCAGAGCCCATGGGACCGGTTTGACCCCAGGAACCGAGGATACGGTCGGCGAAGGACTGCACGCCAGCCTGCGGGCCGGTAGCACCACCGGCAATGGCGTTAAGAAGATCGCGGATGGCTTGGGTGTCGCCGGTCTGGCCGCTCTGTCCGATTAGTTGGCTAAGCACGTTCGTCGGAAGACCGACCTTTTCGAAGGCTTGTTGGACAATGGGCGGCAGCGACAAGGCCGCGAGCGGGTTCGTCAGGCCAGAACGGAACTGCTGCAACTGCGCGAGCAAAGACTCGGTTCCATTCGCGCCGAGTAACTGAGACGCAAAGGGGCCGAGACCCTGGAGAAATTGGTTAAAAGCGGCAGCGGAGATGTTGGTATTCCCACCGGCGACGGAGAGAAACTCCTGCATTAGCCGTTGGACTTCATCAAGCTGTCGATTGGCGGCGTTGACACCAGCACCGGAAGGCATGAGCGAACCTCTAGTTACTATGTTAGCACTTGTTAGTAAGTGGTTGTAACTAGAAGACTTGGAACGGGATAGACGGAGAGATTCCGAGGTCGGCGGCGAGTCCGTTCTTCATGATGGTGCGGATGGTGGCAAGGCCGTAGCCTGCGGCGTCCGAGACGATGTTGAAGGATGCGGGGGAGTTTTTGACTGAGGCCGCGAGGTAGGGAGCGTCGGAGCCGTTATTGGCGATCTTAGAGACCCAGATTTCGTAGCGTTCGACCGTGGGATCGTCGGGAGAGATCCACATAATTGCGACTGAAGTGAGCTTGGCCGCGATGTTCGTTGAGACAGCAGAGAGGGTCGTTACAGAAGGCACACGTGCGTCATAGACCGTCGCCTGGAGTTGGAGGGCGGGAATGTCGTTGATACTTTGTTCAACGCGCCGCAAGCGCGCAAGAGCGTCCTGTTCCATTACTTCACTCCGTTGTGTTCGAGGGAAAAGTGGTTACCGTCGTTGAATCGCCCGCCCCAGGTTCCGCCGAGGGATTCCCAATAGATCCCGAGCGGACGGTAGTCTTCGGAGCGCGTGAGGTAGACGCCATCTTTGAACAGGTTCAAATCGACCGCGAGTCTTTGCGTGTGAAGAGAGTTCGCGATTCCTTTGCCGAGCTTTGCGTTTCGTTTGGCTTCCTCGGGCGAGCGGTAGCATTCGCTGAAGGTGACTTCATAACCGCTCTCGTAGGCCCACTCGATTAGCTTCGCGACCATGAAAGCGAACTTGCGTTGTTTTTGTCCGAGCGTCATGCGCCTGCCTCACTATTGAATGCGAATGAAATGTTTTGGATTTCGAATTGCTGCCCGCCCGTGCCGGTGACACTAAGCTGCGCGCGCTCGCAGGCAAGGCCGACAGGATACCAGTGGTCTTTGTAAGACGTGTGCTGCGCGAGGTACGGAGGATCGGTCGCAGTGACAGAGGTCGTCGCGCCGGAGAATTCGTCGATACGGTAGGCCACGGTCGGATCGGTGTCACTGACGAACTTCGTGCGTTCGAGCATGAAGTACGCGAGGATCGGCGTGTGGGCGGGCTTACGGAGTTCGTTGATATGGTTGCCCGAGGGAAGCGAGAAGAGATTCGTCGTGAAGGATGGCGTGAAGTTCGTTCCGGCGTCCGAGACGAAGGCCGAGTCCAGGTACATAAGCGCGGAGTTCGTACCGTCGTATCGCATGGCGATGAGGTATTCCTGTTGGACGCTCTCGCGGAGACGACCGACAGTCATAGCGCTAATGCGCTTCGTCCAAGGAGTGAACCAGATGTTGCGCGCGAGGTCGTAGACATACTGGCGGTTGACGGTTGAGTCGGTGATGTCAGAGACGTTGATGACGAGTAACGTTTGCCCATCGCGCGAGTAGACCTCGAACTGGACGCGGATTCGGTTCGCGCCAGCGCCGGTATTGATGAGTGTGCGAAGTTCGGACCCGAGCGGGCTGGAGATAAGGATCGGGGGCGCGTCACCAGTTACGCTGTAAACGTCGAGGCCGGAGGACAGGAAGAACACCGAATCGCGGAAGGATGCGATTGCGTCATTGGCGTCACCAGGGACGTTAACCCTGGCTCCAGCGACATCCCCGACGAGGGTGTCGATGAGGAAGTTCGTGCGGTCCTGGCCGGTGAGGATCATGGTTTCGGTTGACGTGGTGACGTACAACGCGCGGCGAGCTTTCTTCAATTGCCGCACCTGTCCGCTGAGGATGTAGAAGTTGCCCTTCTTTCCCCAGGCCGCAGGGAAGCTTTCTTCGGGTACGCCGTTGAGGATTTCTTCTTGGCCGGAGTAGTAGAGCCGGTTGCCGAGAGCGAACCAGTGGCGGCGCGCGAAGTGCTCGACGTTGGAGGAAATGTAGTCGAAGGCTCCACCGGTCGCAACAGATTGCACGGTTGCCATGGGCGGAACGGTATTCGAGGTTTCCGAGGGCGCGAAGTTGAGGAGGTCGAGTTCACTGTCCGCAACGGGATTACCGGCAACTAGAGCACTGGTATTGTCGTCGTAGTTAACGTTCCCACCGGCAGTGTTGTTGGCGATCTGGTTGAGGAAGTAGAGCGTACCGCCGCCGTCTGAAGTGCGGTAGATATTGATGAAGCTAACGTTGGTCTCGGTCGTGTATGCGACGTTGATGCGCGGGATTTGGTTCGTGAGCGGACCAGTGTTCACGCTGGCCGGTGAACGATTGCTGATGTGGCCGGTGGTTGAGACGTAGGCAGTCGCATAGCGATAGCCGAATCGCGTCGTTGCGGTTCCGCCAGCGTTGTTTGCGACGTGGACCGGCGCAGCACCAGGGCCGAAGATCCCCCACGGACGCACGGTCGGCGAGCCACCAGAACCGTCAAAGATCACCGCTCCAACGCCGAGGTTGGTAGCGAAATTGGACGTGTAGCTCTTGATGAAACACAGACCTCGCGCGACAGTGAAAGTGTGCGGAGCGAGCGAGGCATTGATACCGCGATAGGTTCCAAGGCTCGTCCAGGCCGGAGCACCAGCGTCGAGCCGGATGTAGTATGCCGTCCAGGTAGCGCCGTTGTAGATCGACGCCATGATGTAGACCTTGGGCGTGCTTTCGATGGTTTCGTAGACTTTGATGCGATCCGCGCGACCGGCGATTGTGTAGGACGTGAGGCCGGTGTTGTTCAGACCCGGAGCTTGAACGATCTTCCCACCGATGTTGATGTAGGTGTTATTCCCGGCGACAAGGCGCGGCGGGCCATCCGTGAGTTCCTTCGTTGAAACGTCGTATGGAATCGTGAGGCTATTTAATTGTCGAACGTCGAGTTCACGGGAATCCATTTACTTAGGCTCCACAAGACCAAAGAGTTTCTTTGCAGCTTCGCGGGCCGCTTTCCAATCGGCATACGGGAAGATGTTTCCCATGACGCAGGGGACCTTGCCGATGGTTCCTTCAGGGATCGAGCAGTAGACCGCGCGGAAGCGTAGATAGGGCTCGTCGAATTTCACGAGTTTGTGATTGAAGGCTTCGATTTCCGGCGAAGCAGCGCGGACGAAGAGGATGAGAAGAAAGAAGAGAATTAAGAAACGCATGTTAGCCTCCGAGTTCCAAACTTGCCGCTGGCGCGATGGTTACAACGCCAGAGTGCAGACCTTCGGCAGCGGCCATGTCATCGACGAAGCGGCGGGCGAGCATGAGAGCCTGGGGCGCGTCCTGTGAACCAAGGATGGCGGATTTGTATTTCGCTTCGAGGACCGCGCGCACAACGCCGAAGTATTCGTCTTCCCAGGGGAGGACATAAGAGTTCATGTTCGCGTTGGTGACCTTCGTGTGGAGTTTCTTGTAGATCCCCTCGACCCAGATTTCAGGTCCACCCATTGACGGGCGCGGGTGGAGACGGAAGGCAGACCTTTCAGGATGGTAAGCGATAGCCGTAGGCATGCCGGGAGCGATGGAGATCGAGACCGAGGGTTTTACGAGAAGTTCGGGTTCGTATTTATATCCGTCCCACTGGCGCAACCACGCGGCGTGTAGACCTTTGAAATCGGCAGGCACGGCGTAAGTCGGCGGGCCGTAGTCGGCGACTTCTCGAACGAGAAAGAAGGGCGGGAGTTCGACGAGCGACGGACGCCACGGGTAGCGGTTCCAGATCATCCCGATTGCTTCATCGGCGAGGCGAGCGGCGAAGCCTTCCGTGAGGAGGCGCGGGTACTTCAACCCGAGCATGTTCACAACATCTGCAACAGTGAGCGTCTTAGCCATTGACTACCTCCCCGAGATTCCCGTAGAGCTTCTTTTCGTTCCGGCGCATTTCAGCGATGGCGGCTTCGACCGCCGCGTACTGACCGCTGAAGACGACGCCGTTGGGGCCGACTTGCATCGTGCCCAGACGAGGGTCATGCGAGAACTGGAAGCCTTTGAAGAGAACGATTTCTTGATAGACCCAGAACCATTCGTCGGGAACGCCGGAAGTGGTCTGGTAACTCGTGGCGACATTGCCAGCCGTGATCTCGGTGGACTTCTTCTTGTAGGTCGAGAGGATCTTCGGGACTTGGGCCGAGGGAACGGTCGCGTATCCAGTCGGGACCGGCAGGAATCGGAGTTTATCAGGCGTACCAGCAACATACTGAACTTGCGTCGGGCGTCCTTTGATGATCGTCGTAACTGGCAAGGAAGCCGAGATTGCGAGATCATTTGGGGTCGCTTCATTGGGCGAGATCATCGACGCGCGGACAAGACCAAGAAAGTCGGCGGGCTCGCTCACAAGGTTCACTTCCTGCTGATCGTTGACAAGAGTCACCACTTCCAACGAGCCAAGAGTCCACGACCAGGGCGCGGCCATCCAGAGCTTCTTATGCGCGTCGTCGAGGATGCGAAGCTTGATGGTCGAGTCGTCGAGAGGCATGTTGCCGAGGAATCGCTTAGCGTAGGCAATGGCTTCGTTGGGAGTGGGCATGGGATCAACCTCCGATCTGATCCATTGGCGGGATCAGTTGACGCGGCGGGGCTTCTTGTCCTTCGAGCGCGGGAAGGTGGTAGTTCTTTCCGCAGAACGAGCAGACGAGAGCCAGTTGGCCGGTACCGGTGAGGTACTGACCATGGAGCCGGGTCGTGTCATCCTGTTTCAAGTGGTTGCAGTTCGCTTGCTCGCGGGCCTGTGTTTCCTCGGCTTCTTTCGCGGCCTGGATCGCGGAAAGCGCGCGTCGTTGCTTCAACGCTTGTTCTTTCTTCCGGCGTTCGAGCATGTCGCCCAGGAGGCCGTTAAGAAGCTCCTTGAGCGTGTCGTTAGTTTCGCCGCTGAGTACGGCCTGCGCCATGATGGGCAGAAGCGCATCGGCTTCTGGAGCGTTGTTTTGCTGTTTCTGTGCCATGTTGTCTCTCCTCAAAAAATCGAATCACCGGTCCCCTTGCCGGTGAGAATCTTCCACGACGGGCGGTCGCCCGCACCAAATATACGCTCGACGGCTTCGAGGCCGACGATGCGTTTGCGAATGAGCATGATGAGAACTTCGCGCCAGCCGCGCTTCTGGCGGTTCCACGGGATTGTGACTTTACGCCAGGGCCTTTCTGGTTCGCCATCTGGTTCCATTTCTTCCTTAGTCCCGAAGATCGTCCACTCCGGCATCCAGTCGCCCTCGCAGACGAGGAGGAAGATATGCTTCCCGCCTACGTTGAGGTTTAAGACTGCCTTGTCGCGGTTGAGCTTGTGGAACTGTGAATCCTTGGGCGCGAAGACGCCGGGATGCGGCGTGAGTTCGATGTCTGGGTTGATCGAGTTCAGCTTCCGCATGAACTGATCGGGAGTCAGTCGATGTCCTGACTGCCGGTCTACGTTTGCGACAGAGCGTTCTTTGTCCGCGACCCATTTGGAATCTCGGGTAGCGTTGCGTACTCCGTCATAAGTTAACTCCCGTGTCCGCTCGACGACCTTCGCGCGTGCCTGTCGCTTCGCGGTCGCTTCATCTACGATGAGCATTACTGGTTCTCCTTTAACTCGTCCAATTTGCGCTCGATCCGGTCGAGCCGATTGATGCTTTCTTTGATATAGGTCTCTACGGCGGTAAGGCGCTCGCCGAGGTGAATGCGGTCGTTCAGCGCCCAGGCGGCGGTAGCAAGGGCCGCAGTTGCGAGAATTGTTTTCAACCAGACCGGCATATGCACCTCACCAGATGTAAACGACGACGCGATCATTGATACCGGGGGCAACGACGAAGGTGATCTGTGCCTGACCCGCGCCCGGTTGGGAGATGGTGTAGTCGGCGGGGGTCACCATGGGACTGTCATTCTCCATAACCACGTAGGAGGAGCCCGAGCGGGAGAGGGTGAATACTGTGGTCGTGCCGTCAACAGGGATTACGTCGATTTCTGGGTAATTGTTTGGGACTTCCTGCGGGTAAGGGTAGGACGCCGGGAAGCCGATAGTCGTGATGGTGAAGGGATTCGTGCTGAGGTCGATTGATGCGGCGCTGCTATTAAAACGGTTGCCTTCGATTGCGATGAGACGGTCGGTATTGTCGTAGTAGAAAGCGGCCCATTGGCACAGCGGCGGGCTGAGTTTGTCGGTGCGGATCAGGGCCGCGTCCGATTCGAAATAACCGTCACGGATCGGGAGCTTCACGGCACTAGGAACGCGCAGACGCATCGGGGAGTCATTTACCACCGCATAGGACCAGGACACGCCGGAGTTGGCATGCGGGAAGGACATGAGAACGAGGCAGTAACCATTGAAGGGCGTGTCGTTCGACCAGCGGAAGATTTGCGAGTTAGTAACGAGGCATTTGTCGGCAGGCATGACGGAGGTAAGTCCCCTAATTCAATTATAAGACAAAAGAAAAAGGCCAGTAGCAACCCTTAGCTACTGGCCTGTGGGGAGTTGAGGAGGGAGCGGACAGGGTTGGGGGAGAGTTAGAGCACCTCGACTTCGAGACCGTCCATGTAGGCGGCGTTGTTGGCGTTCGAGGCAGAGAAGGTGCCCGAAGCGCCGAAGACGAGAGCAGAGGCCGGATCGGCGGTCGCAGTCGCTACGGCCTGGGCCGCGATGGCGGCATTGACGGCAGCGTTACCGTAGCCGACGATTTTGTCGCCGGTCGAGTCCAAGACACACTCGACATCGATCTGCCACGCGCCCGAGGTCGAGTTCACGGCAATCGCGCCAGAGGTGAACAACTGCGCGCCGAGGGCCGTACCGACGAAGAGCTTCACGGTAAAGTTCGTGGTCGTGCCACCGGTCACGCGACCGTAGGCAATGACGCGGAAGCGTTTCTTGTTCAACGCCTCGGCGGGGATGGTGATTTCAGCATTCGAGTTGTCCAGGTTTTTAAACTGGAACTCGGAGGTGCTGGAGGCTCCCTGAGCAGCGCCAGGAAGCCGGGGAGCGGTAGCAAGAGTATTTACGTTCATGGTCCGTTTCCTCCTTACAGGCCGAGCGAAGTCGGCGCGTCGATCTTCCGAAGCCGGTAGGGATTGCTGTCGAGAATCTTCGCGACATACACGAAGTTGTAGCTCGCGAGGGCCTTGAGCTTGCCTTCGGGGTTCGCGGGGCCGACCTTGATGTCGCGCACGACGTTGACCGAGAACTTCTGGGAGTTCTGGTCCATGGTGCGAGTCGGGCCGCGACCGGCGAGATCGATGGCCGCGAGACCTTCCTGACCGAAGAAGTAGGCGCGGTAGGTGTTCGGCGAGCCGGAGGTCACCTTGACGTTGGTAGACTCCCAATACTCGACCGACTGGAAGCGTGCGACGAAGCCACGGTCTTCCATGGTAAAGAGCCGCTCGTGGCCTTCGACGCCGGGGGCCTGTTTCACCACGTCCGTAAAGCCGCCGACCTGGGGATCGTGCAGAAGGTCGTAGGAGATGTACGGGTGGATGATCGACGTGAAGTACGAGCCCGAGAAGGGCTTGATGTCCAGGGCGGCAAGCCGGGTACGGATGTTCGCGCCGTCCGCGCCGGTGAAGTAGTCACCGAGGAGAGCAACGTCGATGCTGGCCGCAACCGAGTCGATTTCGTTCCGGGTAATGGTGTCCACGGAAAGACCGGCGCGGTAGCCCAACTGATCGACGCCTTCCGACACGATGTCGCCATCGATGGACGTGTCAACGAGCATGTCCGAGAAGGAGATGAAGTCGGAGTACTGAGCGACGGTCGCCGAGATCGTGCCCGAGTTAAGGTTCTGCCCGGTCCCGGCAGTCGTACCTTCGGCGGTCGGCGTGGTGTTTGCGCCAAGCTGCGAGTAGCGGTAGAACTGAATGACCTTGCCGTTCTTCTTAGGCAGGACTTTGCTGTCCACACCCTTCCAGAACATGAATTTCTTGCGGAGAGGGGTTAGCGCGGTTCGCTCGTAGAAGACCGTTGCGAGATGCTGAAGACCGACGCTACCAGTGGTATTCCCTGCGGGGAGCATGAAAAAAACCTCCAAAGGGAAGGGAACCTTTGGAAGCTCCCTTCACTTTAGAGGATAGCATAAGTTAGTAAGTGGTGGGCGGGGCACTTACTCGGCGGGCGGGGCGGGTTTAGAAGCCTTCTTGTCGAAGTTAGCGAGAACGTTCTGGACGAAGTTGTAGAAGAAGCGGTAGACGGAGTTGCTGTTTTCGGTCGGAACCGGGAGCGCGCGTGCCGCAGCAGAGAGAATCAGCGCAGCCGCGCCACCCATGAGCCATTCGATGAGATGCTTTGCGTCAAAGAGACCTTCCATAATGAACCTCCTTTCTTAGACTGGAAAGCCGTTGGCTTTGAGGAGTTCTTTTAACTTGTCAAGAGGCATTGTCTGCGCCGCGTTGAGGAGTTCCTCCTGGGAGAACGAGCCGGTGTCCGTAGTCGTGCGAGGGGTGCGTGGAGGGATGAAGACGGTTCCGTTCGTCGCGCCCTGCGGAGAGGCGAACTGGCCGCGTTCGTTACGAGGCTGCTCGACCGGTTTCTCCTCGGCGGGCTTCAGAATACCGCGACCCTTAGCGATATCGAGAGCGTCCTGGTAGCTCTGGCGCGAGGGAGCCCACTGGCGCTCGCGGAGGATCTGTTCCACGGCCTTGCGTTCGGAGTCCTCGCGAGGCGCGAACTGCGCGGCTTCGAGTTCCTGAACCTTCTGGACGAGCGCGCCAAGAATCGGAAGCATCTGGGGAACGGTCTTGCGAATCGAAATGCCGTACTTCGCGCGTTCGAGGTAATCGAGACCCTCGTCGGGATCGGTCGAGAAGGTGTCCACGAAGGACTTCATATCCCACTTCGGCGGGGCCGGAGGTGCGCCGGGGTTAACCGGTGGAGCCGGTTCGGGCGTGCGTGAAGCGCGGAGAGCGTCCTCCAGCTTCGCCTGGACGGCTTTGTTCAACTCATCGGCGGTTGCGGCCTCGATCACGGAGTCGCCGACCTGAACACGGAAGGGTTTTTCGGCGGGCGCGGGTTCGTTCACCGGGTCGCCGGAGTTCGCACGAATCCAACGAGCGATGTCGGCGTCGGACATATTCTGAAACGGGTTATCCATAAATCACATCTCCCTCTTCTTTGAGTTCGTCAACCGCGCGCTTTGGAGCCGATTCGAGGTCTTTCATGACTGAATCCCAGATACGGAACTCCAAAGCAGCGTTGACGATGTTTTCCTGCCCTTTGGCAGTGTGCAGTTTTTCAAGAGCGGTCTCTAACTTTGATTTTACCACTTCAGTTAGTAAGACGTGGTAACCGTGGATGTTGGCGAGGCTCGCGATGGCGCGCTTGTTTTCTGTGGTCACGCGGCCTTCTTATCTGGCTTGGGCGCGCGGATTTTGCCCCAATCGGCGCGGTCTTTCTGCATGAGTTTCATGATCTCGATAGCGGAGGATTCGGCAGAGCCCTGAGTTTCGGCGGCGATGCGTTCGCGCTCGCCCATGAGCTTCATCATGCCCATTTCTTTACGGGTGCGAGCTTCGAGTTCGGCCTTCGCCATTTCCATCATGGTCTTCGGATCGGGCTGGTTCATAACTTGCTGCTCCTGTGTCGTCATCGGGCGGAAGAAAGCGTAAGAGCGGGTCGTGCCGGTGGCGTCTTGGAAGAATCGCGCCCATTCGTCGAAGTCAACGGTTTTACCTTGTTTCCCGGCAGCGCCGATGACGGCTTCGTTGAAGAGAAGTTGGGAAACCGGGCCGAGGAACATCGCGAGACGTTCCTTGACGATCATGCGATTCGCGGCTTCCATTTTGAACTGCATGGCTTTGGCGAAGACGCCGTTGGCGGTCTCGGGCGCGAATTTCGCGATCATGCGGGCCATTTTGTGAAGCATCGGGACGATGAGAAAGTCTTCAATGTTCTTGACGTGGGTTGAGAGTCGAGTACCCACGGACTTCTGTTGGGCCGCAACGCCGGTTGCAGAGCGGTTCGCGTTCGAAGGCGTCGGAATACCGGACTGCACCATTTCATTAACGCCGGTACGTTTGGCCGCGCCCTGATGGATTACGGCTTCCTCCTGGTGCGCGTCACCGGTCGCGTTTTCGATAGTGTACTGATCGGCCTGAGAGACATCGGCGACTTGATCGACGTGGCCCGGTCCCCACTTTTCCTTGCCGGGGGAGGTTGGCGTGCCAGCCGCGCGCTTCCGAGGCGGATGAAGCATCAGGGCGAGGTTGTCCAGGCGGGCGTTACGGATGCCCTGAGCGTACTTCTGGTCGCCTTCTAATACCTCTGGAAGGCCCATGCTGTAGGGACGACCCTCGACGAGAGTCCACGGGGCGCGGACGTAGTTGATGAAGCCGTAGGGGTTTTCCGCGTTAATTGCGGTCCACATGCGTCCAATGACCCAGATGATGCGGTCCTTGGTGACATACTTCAGGACTTCGACGAGTTGATGCCGGGGATCGGTGCGGAGGTCGCCGATGAAGTACTGTTCCTTGCGCGCGGAGGCTTCCCGTTGCCGCTCGATATCACCCGAGGAGATGTAGCGGGACTTTGCAAAGTAGTTGAGGATGTTGTCGGGTGGAATGTTTACGCCTTCGGTGCCTCGCAGGGCCGCGAGGTCTTCGACGGTCATGAGGGCGCGGTGGATCAGGGCGGGGGACCAATCGGCAGCGGGGCCGTGGGCCGACATGTCGAGGTAGAGATCGCGGACATCGACCCATTCGACAACGACACGTTTCTTCTCGGCGTCCCAGGAGATTTCGAGGGCTCCATCGCCGAGCTTCTCAGCTTGCTTGATGGCCATTCCCATGTGGACGGAGGGAGTGATACCGGAGTCGTCGAAGGGAGTGTCGAGTTGGGCCGCGAGTTCTTCGCGCGCCAGGGCCGCTTCCTGCGGGGTCGTGTCACGGATCGGTGAGACCTCGAAGAAGGTCGGCCAATAGGCGAAGAGGGCTTCGATGACAAGCGGGTACGCGGACTCGATTTGGTCGTAGACGATGGGGACGGGGAGGGCCGCGCGTTCGATGTCGGTACCGGGCCAGTTACGTCGGTCAATGACGCCGTGATAGAGGTTCGCGGCGATTGACCAGCGGCGCTCGACCGTGGTGCGTTGGGACTCGTATTTGCCAAAGGTCGTCGTGACGAGCTTCGCCGCCGCAGAGTCGTCAGGGGATTGCTCACCGGCAAAGAGGAAGTTTAGACGCTCTAAGTCAACATCTGGATACTGCGGAGGTTGTTTAAGTTCCGGCATGAGAGACCCTTACTTCTTATTGGCAATCAGGTATGCTTTTAACCCGGCAATCTCGTATTGCAATTCTTCAATCTGCCATTGCTGTGTAATCCCATGACGCCACAACCAAACTCGGAAACGGTTTACTAAGGCTTTCCTCATATGTTACTCCCTATTTCAATTATAACCCGCCCAAACCGGACCAACTGTCAGTGGGCGTCTCGGTGTCGCCGAAGAGTAATTCGTACTGTTCGGCGCGAGCGATCATGACTTTCTTGGCGAGCTTGAGAGTTTCAGATTCGGTCTTGGATTCCTTGATCGGGCCGTAGATGTTCTCGTCGGCGTACATGTCGGCCAGGGTGTCGAGGATGTCGTCGTGTTGGTACTTGGGGAAGCGAGTGAGTTCGTGTTTCAACTCTTCCTTGGCGAACTCGTCGATGTCGGTCGAGAAGTAGATCAGGCCCGATTTATACATGTCGCGAATCGAGAGGATGCGTTCTTCCTTGGAGAGTTGGTTGTCGGGCGCGCGGAATTCGAAGTTCGGGTAGATGTTGAGCATCTGCGCCTTGCGTTGCATCGCGGGCTTGAGGCCGCGCGTGAACCCGGTTTCTTCGATCTTGATCTTGAACGGTCGCCATTTCAGCCACACGAGGAAGAGTTGTTCGACCGTTTCGTCAGGGTAGAACTTGCCGATGCGGATGTCCACGATGTAACGCCGGTTCATGCGGTCAACGCCTGCGGTAGTGATAACCGTGAAGTCGGAGCGTTTGTTCTTGGTCTCGGCGAGATCGACCGTGGTGACGAAGTATTGAATGTTGGCGCGCTTGATTTCGTCGGGGGTCTTCCACTTGAGATACTGCAACGGGAAGGCCACGCTATCGGTACCGATGGGATTGTTCAACTGCTGCGTGTTGAAGGGGTCCTCGCCGGTGACCTTATCGTTACGCATCTTTTCGAGTTCGAGTGTCGGAGCTTCCTCGGGGAAGCGCGAGATACGGCGAAGGTCGAAGCCAGTCCTAAGGTCGATGCTCTTGGTTTCATCAAGGAGATAAGGCGTGTCGAGTTCGTCGGGGGTGTAACGCTCGATGCCGTCCTCGTGGACGCGACGAACGTCTTTCTTGTAGCATCCCATGACGAAGACCTTCCACTCGTGCGAACGGCCTTCGGCTTCCTCTTTCAACCACTCGTCGATGATGCGCCCGTAGAGATCACCGAAGTGATACCTGGTTCCCTCTACGTCCATCCAATACTTCGGAGAGATGAGGAGGTTGCGGGCCATGGCAAATCGCTCAATGATCTTCGTGATCTGGTCCTTGGTCGCCGTGTTCTTCTCGTCAACGATGTCCGTGAACTTGATCCAGTGGTAGTGCATACCCGTGCGGATCGACTCGATACCGCCGATGCCAACCGTGGGAGAAGCGGTCCATCGGGTACGCGCAGGGGAGTTGAATGCGGTCTGGGTTCCAAACTCGCGAGCGTCCTCGCGCACGCAGAACTCGGGGAAGTAGTAACGCATGACCTTGTTCTTCCAGAAGGCCCGTTTTACAAGGTCGAGAATGGGCTCAAGGACTTCTTGGGAAGCGTGGAGCCAGAGGGTCGTGATGTCGGGGAAGTTGAGGATAAGTTGGACGGTGTGAGCGTAGACGTTGTTCGAGGTCTTGAACCAACCGCGAGGAGCAAGGAGGAGACGACGGTTGTCGTACTCCCCCTCGCCGAAGGCCGCGACGGGATCGGGGTTCTTCGGTGTGTAGACGAAGCGGTCGAGGGCTACGTCGTACTTATCCTCGCCCTGCACAGCGGAGAAGCCTTGCAGGAAGTCGGTCATCGGGCCGTGGACGTGCGGAACGATCTTCTTGAGACCGAGGATGTTCCGCCCGAGCCACACGAGGTCCGTGCGGGCTTTGTGACGCCCGAGAGCGATAAGTTTCTGTTCTCGTGTCGAGAGTGGCATTAGAAGCGCAGGAAGACGTTCACAGCGTCAAAGAGACGACCGGCGAGAGAGGGATCGAAGGGGACCTGGAGGAGTTCGCCGCAGATCACCTCGGACTTGCGAGCCTCAGTGTTATACGCGATATCGTTCCCGAGCACCGCGCAGATGTGACCGGCGTTCACGGGCTCCTTGCCAGGAAGCTGAATCGCGTAGACGTTGCTCACCGGGAACTTCGAGCCGTAGAGAAGGAGGTTCCAGTTGGCCGCGTTCGGGTCCGCAACGACCCTGCCGCCGACCGCCGCAGCAATCGCTGAGGCCGCAGGAAGAGACGCGAAGGTCGAGGGGTTCATCGGCGAGGGCCGATACATGCCGTAGTTGTAGCCCTGGATGTTCGTTATCAAGAGCGGGTTCTTCGCGTTGTCGTATTCGAAGCCGTTCTCGGTTGCAAAGGTTCCGAGTTTTCCAAAAATCATTAGAGAATTCTCCTGTTATTTCCCACGAAGGGAAGGTTGAAAGCTAAGACGGTATCGAGCAAGCGACGAGGAGACCATGCAAGCTGCACGCCGTCTTGATAGATGTTCGAGCAAGTGCCAGTACACCCGCCCTGGAGAACGACCGTGCCGGAGGTAAGAATCGTCGCGTTGGTGACGGTGTTCTCGAAGACTACTTTGTCGCCATCGGTATGATTAGGAGTGACAATGGTGTTGTTCTGAATCAGGAGGTCGTTGGCGTTGTTAGCGACAAACTGCGCGCGACCGTTGGTGTGCGTGTTACCCGTGGCGCGGACATGGGCAACGAGACCGGAGGAGCCACCAGAGAGATAGATCGAGCCGAAGAACTGACCAACGCACGGGCCGCTCTGATCGCAGATGGTCGTGAATTGATTGTTTCGGATGTAGATGTTGTTAGGCTGGACCGTGGGCGAGCGTTCGATCTGGAAGCCTGCGCCAGCCGTGCGGATGATTGTGTTGTTGTCGAAGACCGCGTTCACTGCGGCGCTGCCGCGAGGAATGAACTTCATCCCCGAACCCTGGACGTTCATGTTCGTCACGGTGTTGCCGGTGACGACCGGCTGTTCGGATTCGGTGACGATGCCGGTGTGCCCGCCATTCGTGACGATGTTGTCTTTGATCGTGGGACGGACTTCGTACTCGCCGCCCGCGCCCATCCAGATTCCTCGGGTTCCATGACCACCGGCTACGCCTGCGAAGTCGTGAACGTTGTTTGAAACGGCGAAGTTATCATTGCCCGAGTCGATACGGATGACTGCGCCGTGCGTAGCAGCGGGATCGGTTCCAGAGCCGTACATTTCGGTGTTCTGGACCGAGGAGTTCACGCAGTTGTTGCAGAAGAAGGCTTGGCCGAGGGTGCTGTTGACATTGACCTTGATCTTGTCGATCAGGCAGTTCGTGCAAGCGTTGAACTCGAAGACCGTGGAATATTCGGTGGAGTACTGGCCGGGGGCGATTCCACGGATAGTTCCATTCGTCGGCGGGGTGACGGTCGTTGTAACGCGAACGTTAGTGAGACCGGTGCGATAGATCCCTGCGGTCGAGATGTCGCAAGGATTGGTCGTGTTTTGGAAATCAATCGCGCCGTTGTTGGCGAGCGTGTTGAACTTGGCCTGGACCGCCGCCGTGTCGTCAGCCGCGTTGCAGTCGGCGTCGGAGATTGTGACG